TATATTTTGATTAATAACTGTTATAATTTGTATATAAGATAATAAGGAGAAAATTATATAATGCTTAAAATACAAGCTAAAGAAATCATAGGCGGTGATCTATCCGCCACAACCAAGATGCCATGTAAGAGTTTTAATCTACCAGCATGGGAATGTAAAACAGGGTCCAAGCTATCCAAGGTTAAAGGTTCAAGCTGTTATGACTGCTACGCAAAAAAGGGAAACTATACAAGATTTCCTAGCGTCAAAAAAGCACAATACAAAAGACTAGGACAATTATTTAATCCGGCATGGGTTGATGCCATGGTTTCATTGATTGAAAGCGAAGTTAAACGCATTAATGAACCAATTTTTAGGTGGCATGATGCCGGCGATATTCAGAACATAAACCATTTAAAAAATATTGTTTCAGTAGCGAACAAAACGCCAGGGGTAAAACATTGGATACCAACGCAAGAAAATAAAATGATAAATGACTTTATCAAGGGCGGCGGCGTAGTTCCGGATAATCTAATCATACGCGTGAGCGCGTCTATGGTGAATGGTAAGCCGCCCAAAAATGCAAAATACACATCCACAGTACACACCACAAAAAAAGTTATAGGTTATGAATGTCCAGCTTATAAACAAGATGCGCAATGTTTAGAGTGTCGCGCATGTTGGGATACAAAAATTAAAAACGTTTCATATAAACAACACTAAGGAGAAATAATTATGAATATACAAGAAGAAATGGATCGCATTTTTAAAGTGCAACAAGACAACTTGGCCAATGAACGCAAGTTTAAAGAGCTCGCAGATGCAGAGCGCAAAACTGATGAAGACATTACAAAAATTCGTCATGTAGAAATGACTTACGACCACACAATCCATTTTGATATACAAGAGATCGCAAATGCTAATAACTTTGCGCCTGGTGATATTGAAGCGATAGAGTGCGGCAAGTGGGCAAAGCTTAATATCACTTTAAAAGATGGCAGAGTCATAGAAGAGGATGGATCTTTTTATGGTGAAGTTGATATGAAATGGGCAAGCACAGAAAATTTTTACGATGAAAATTATAAAGAGGTCGCACAATGATTGAGGTAATGCACATCGACCAGGTACGCAATTGGTTTGGTAACAGGGGTTATGGCTTTGATGATGATTCCAAGCTTAGATATAAAATTGTTAATGTTGAAGGCTCACGCTGGATTTTTATTCATGACTCGAAGGATGAGTTTGATGAGGTGGAAGTCTATTGCATGGATATGAATTCTTGCGAACCTCACAACAACTGGGATCGCAAAAGTTTTAGCTGGGCTAAAAAAAATCTAATTAAATTAGCCAAAGAAGAAATTAAATATGAACATTAATAAAAAATCATGAGTGATCACAGAAACCAAATTATTCTGGAATCCTTGTATCAAAAATACTTGGATCTCGGCCATGAAGACGCAGAAGCTTTAGAGCTGGCTGCAAAAGAATTTGAAGAGAATAGTAATTAAGTGTTTAATAGGTGTATAATCACCAGGAGAGAGCAATGACACAATATAAAGACGAAGTAGAAAAGCAACGCAGATCCAATCGGCTCGCAGTATGGCGTAAAGGTATTAAAATGAGTTATGGATTAGCCATTGATAATGGTAAAGATGTAGAACATCTAACCATCTTTAATGACGATAGCACAACGCTTGAATATCTTAAATCAGATCGCAAAACCAAAATCACATCTAGCCCACACTCGCACAATGAACTCATTGATATGATGCTGGGCCATGAAAATAAAACAGCAGAACTTATTGTTAGAAAAAAATTAGAGGAAGAGAACAATGAGTAAGCCACTACCACCCATGAAAGATGGTATTCCAGATTGTGAGTGGGCTTTGGTTATTAGGTATGGAGATCCATACACCAATCAACCATTAACAACCGGCTTTGGCCCCTTCCCTACAAAAGAGGACGCAGATAATTTTAGAGCGCAGTATTACTATGATCAAATTGTCATAGCAGATATTGTTCCACTTAATGCAGTCTTACCTCAAAGCGCAACTGAACTAGATATTGATTTTATTCCAGAAGCAAAAGTTGTTGATATCAGCAGCAAAATTAATCCAAAAAAACACTAGGAGATATTATGGGTTTTAAAATAGAAAAGGATGTTCCCATGAGTAAATTTTACTCAAAGTTTTGTGAGACTTTAGACAAGCTTGAAGTTGGAGAAAGTATCGGAGGCCTTACAAAAGATAAGGCTTACAGATATAGAGTGAACTTCTACACCAAGCATTTTAAAGGTCGCAAGTTTCGTTTAGGCAAGTGTCCGCACAAGGATAACGAATACAGAATATGGAGAAAAGAATGATCGAGACATTGCTTGAAGTATTCGGAGTCATTGTTTTATTTCTAATCATCAATTTACTTTGCTTGATTTATATCTGGTATGACGATCACGATAGACATCTATGAGTGAGTTAAAAAAAGAAAAAGAAGTGCTGGTTCAAGCAACTTTCTATGTAGATGAAATAGATCCTGGCGCTGCTGACTTGCCAGACTTGTTGCGCGATAAGTTTGAGACTGAAGTAGATAGAAACAATATATTTTTTTCTATCTGCATACCAGGTTCTAGCAGCAATATAAAATTAAAAGACATTGTTCAGCAAAACAATGATCTCTCGCATCAAGTTAAGTTCTGGCAAGAACTCTACCTAAAAGCCATTGATCCAAAATGAGACAATGCAAAGTATGTGGACAAACAAAAGAGTTGAACTCAAATAACTTTCCCAATAGACCATTAAAAAAAGCCCCACCTTTTAGATGGGAGTGTCGGTCTTGCTACAATGAAAACAAAAGAACCAAGCCTTTGTACTGGGCGCATAAGATGTTATCTGGTGCTAGACGCAGATCTTTGGATCGAGGTTGGCCTCCTTGCACACTTAAACCACAAGACATTTGGGATGTATGGCCCGTTGATTTTAAATGTCCGGTGTTAGGCATTGAATTAGTGCATGGTCAAGAAGATAGATACAACTCTCCAACATTAGAACGCATTGACAATAATAATTTTTACATCAAGGGCAACATATTAATCGTATCGTCTAGAGCTAACTGCATAAAAAATGATGGAAGCTGGCAAGAAATTATGAAAGTTGCAGAATTTTATAAACAATTAGAGGAAAGCAAAAATGCCTAAAACCTGGATCAAAGAAAGAATACAAAGCATTAAAAAGAAAACATCCATCGGTGACTCTCGATTAAGTAGAGGCGCTGGAACTAACAAACGCAAGACGCGTAAAAAATATAGAGGTCAAGGCAAATGATTAATTATCCCTGTGGTTGGTTTGATGTAGAACAATTACCTGGTGGCTCGGGTTGTAAGTCATGAGCTTTGAAAAAGGTCTAGCTGAGTTAGAACGCATCGTTGCCAAGCTTGAGTCATCTGATGTAGACCTTGAGACAGCAGTCGCAGATTTTGAGCAAGGCATAAAGATTCAACAATATTGCAAGAAAAAATTAGACGAAGCTACTCTTCAAGTAAATCGTCTTCTTGCTGATGGGAAGCTGAAGCCTCTGAAAGATCTTCCTCATCGTCAAGCAGAGCCTCTTCAACAATCTCTTGGCCCAGCTGATTCTCTAGATCTTTCTGATCTGGACTAACTTCTTCAACTTCCTTTACCTCTTCTGCTTGTCCCAAGACAATCTGATGTTCTTGCACAAGCTGTTGCAATCTTATCTCAAGCTGATCTCTGCTCATGTTATCAATCTTATGTATCTTCAACTCCTTCCTATCGACCATGAGTCCGGCAAGTTTGGCTCTTGCAATCTCTGCTGTTACCGCAGGCCCATATGATCCATCCGCCAATGCAACATCACGTATCTCACCAAGCTTCTTTGCTATCCCCTCATAAGTTATTTCATTCTTCGTGCGCTGGATCGCTTTGAACTGTCTTATCTTTTCTTGCACATGGCCATACTCTGGATTACTCAACAACCTTGTTGCTGCTACAGTAGGATTTTCATACCCTGCCAGATGCGCACACTTTGTCTGATTGTAATCTTGATACACCATGAGATCGACAAACTTTTCTTGTTTCTTCGTTAATTTTTTAACTTTCATTGTTTTATTTTCCAAAAATTACAACCATGCTATCGTGCATCGGTCTATTATTTTTTGTTTCATTAAATACTTTTACACCAAAATTATTTATTCCAATAAAAGCAATTCGACCTTTAACAAATCTAATTTCTTTTGCGTTAGGTTGAATGTAATCATGAAACAAAACACTGCTGGTTCTAACAGGTAAAAGCATAACGCACAATTTTCCTTTTTTAGATTCATCAATAGCTTTTTTAACAAAAGCATCTTTTAACTTTTTTGAATATGGACAATTGACAAAATTTCTTTTTCCCCAATCAATTAACAACCCATCTCTTTCTGGGGTAATTTTATCAAAGTAAATAGGACAAGGATCAAAATCAAAATTAAACTCTTTATCCAATTCATCATAAAAATATTTTGGAGTTTGCCAATGATCACTAGTGTTTCTATTTTCATTTTTCATCTTTTCTATCCTTTTTTAATTGTTTAAATTGTGTTTATAACTTGTTTCTCTAAGAGAACCTATCTCTCCTACAGAATAGGTGTGTGTATACACCTTTCTATAGTTCTCTATAGAGATGCACGTGCGCACAGCCGCACGTACCAGTATCCATGCACCTTTCAGAGACGCATGTGCATATGTGCGGGCATGTGCAACTGCACAGCCACACATACCCCTAAATGTTGCAACCATGCACCTTTCGAGAGGGGCTGTGCAATTGCCCCTTTGCCCGTTGCACAGCCACTTATACACACTTTTATTACACTCCAGTAGACACTCCAATAGACATTGACCTCTTGATTTATTTAGTAACATTTGTTTTCTTAAGGTTATTTATTACAACCACCATCAAAGGTCTCAGATATCCTGTCTTGGGTGCAATGTCATCATCAGTGTTAAATCTGCTGAATCCTCCTATCCCTGAACAGATATCTAATATCTTAATCATCTTTCATTTCCACTTTTAACTCTGCAAATATTCCCAATTCTTTATTAATTCTTGCATTAGCTAAATCTATGTATTCTTGGTTCAATTCCAACAGAACTGCATTTCTACTGTGTTGTGCTGCAACAATGCCTGTTGTTCCAGAACCACCAAAAGGATCTAAAACTGTACCGCCTTCAGGACAACCAGCTAATACACATGGTTCGATTAAATCTTTTGGAAAAGTGGCAAAATGTGCGCCTTTAAATGGCTTGGTAGTTATAGTCCATACAGATCTTTTATTTCTTTTTGGAGCTACAGGTTTTTCATTTAAAGTTTCTCTTGTATGTTTGCCACCAATTTTATTATCTGCTAATTCACTACTATATTTCTTTCCTTTTGGTATTGATCCAGCTCTAACGCTATCCTCTTTAATAGCCTCATGGTCGTAATAGTATTTAACATTTTTACTTAATAAAAATATGTATTCATGTGCCTTAGTGCAACGATCTCTAACACTCTCTGGCATTGGATTTGGTTTGTGCCAAATAATATCTTGGCGTAAATACCAGCCATCAGCCTGTAAAGCAAAGGCTACACGCCAAGGTATGCCAATTAAATCTTTTGGCTTAATTCCCTTGCTTGGCTTTGGTCTAGTGACTCCATACTCTTTATCACCACGCAACGATTGATTGGGTGTCGTTGTCCTTCCACCACTTGAATATGAATCACCAAGATTAAGCCAAACAGTTCCGTCATCTCGCAACACTCTTTTAATCTCCCTAAATACCTTGACAAGATTTTCTGTAAATTCTTCTGGTGTATCTTCCATACCTAATTGCTTTTCTTCGTCATTGTAATTACGCAATCCCCAATAAGGCGGAGATGTAATACAAGTGTTAACAGATTGATCTTCAAGAGACTTCAAAGACTCTATGCAGTCTCCATGTAATATCTTAATCATTAATCTCTCTCCCCTTAAACCACATGCGTGTGCAATATCTTCTGATGATTGCTACCACTGTTAACACCCCAGCTTGTGCCAATGAGATGATGAATGCGTTGTGCGTAAACATCAAGCAAACTGTTAGCACCAACCACACCAAGGGCAAATTGATCGCTGTGCCCATAAGCGTATCAGCCACCGATTCTTTAAGGGCCGGTTTGTCTAATCTAAAGATTTGTCTATCCATTCTCTACTTCCCTCTCTTTTAATTTCATCTTCTATGTTACCTAGATGCCTGTAATTGTTTTCAAAGAACTCATTGTCTCTTTTGACCAGCTGAGTGACTGCATGATCTTTTAGTCCACCAATCGCTCGTAATAACTTCTGTCGTCTTGCATCTAAGTCAGCAAACATTGCATCACCTAGCACTTTGATTAAATCATCCATCGTCTTGCCAAGGTTTACTCATTTGATTGTCCTCTAAATAATACCAAGTGTTCTTTCCAGGAATGCTATGTGTCTTAACTTTCTCGCCAAGATACTTCTGTACATGTGAAACACCATACCTTGCTGCTCTCTCCCCCGATGCTAGATCTTTTTCTTTGAGTGCTTCACGCGCTAGCAGTTCTAGCTCTTGTCTTGTGTAGAACTTGTATGAACTCATAGCACCAGCGATAACTCTTGCAATCTCCACTTCGTCCGGCGAGTCTGATGCATCCACCATTCTAAAGAAGCCACGCTCGAAGTCGAAGTAGGCCAAGTGCTGATCAGGTTCTCTTGCATTACGAGCTTCATAGAACAAAGTAACATTTGGTTTCGTGCCCGACAGCTTGATACCAGAATCCATCCATCCAGCAAATGCACTACCACCACGAGCTGACATAAAGGAAAGATCATCTGCCCTTTCTTTACCAGTGTGATGAGCAATGATGACTGCCACTTTAAATAGTTCGATCAGCTTATCGACACGCGATAACATCTCATGTATTTCTGAGTTAGAGTTTTCTTCTCCACTAAAGAAGTTAATGATTGGGTCAATCATGACCAAGTCAGGTTTGTGATACTCAATGCTTTCTGCTATGGCATCCATGTCGCTGTCTCGCATGATGTTCTTTCGCAGTCTGCCCGATGCCACTAAATTTGATTTGCCTAAGTTGTATAACTCTGGGTCATGATGAAAAGGTTGGTAGTACATCTCTATTCTTTTCTTTAAGAACTCATGAATGATCTCTGCCTGTAACCACATAACCTTTAAAGGCCTGCTGAATTGTTTGCCCATGAACTCTGTGCCTGTGGTTGCAGACGCTGCAAAAGCTCCTAGCCAATGAGACTTACCAATCTTAGGTTTACCTAGCAACAAGACTCTTGATTGCTCAAAGACAAATGCATCACCCCAATACTGTTCGATTCTGCTTGAGTCCATTGTGTCCCAAAAGGGATCGTTAAATGTTTTTAAACCCAGTGGGTCTCTATCAACTGTGTCTTGAGACTTTTGTATGTCGATAGGGTCTTCTTGATCCATGATCTCTTTGAGTTCGTCTGCCAAAGGTATTTGCCATTGACTGGTGTTCCATTTGAGAATGCCAACATCTACATGATCTGGATTTCTTTTTAAATGACCAGTGCAAATACTGTTGGCTGTATGCAAGACTTCTTGCACACTCATGGGTGGGGTGTTGGTTTGATTCCAATCCAATGCTTTAATAATCACTTCGCGCATGCCCCAACCTTCGAGGATCCACTTGCCTACAAGTCTAGCCAAGGTATCGTTGCGCATTCCTGATTGCACTCCATCAGTTGATAAGGGTGTGTTATGGCCCGTAGTAATCTTGCCATCGTTATTAAAGTCATAGATGACATTCATGTCTTGGCTGTTAAGCATTGGCAAGTCATCCATAGAATCTATGAGAACACCACCAGCAAGTTCAAACTTATAGTTGTTTGAAGGACTGACCATGACATAGCCACCCTCTCCTCTGATATCTAATCTACCTGTGGTGTTTCTAATTGTTAGGTTGTCATTGATAGCATAGAAGTAATGATATCCACCACGAGGTGTTTTCTGTTTAAGAGTTGTCCTAGTTATTTCGCCAGACTCTACAAAGTCACATGCTTCTTGTGTGTCTGCATCAAGCACCACAAATGTAATCCCTGTTACCACAGCCCAATTGCAATTAGGAAACTTCAAGTACCATTGTTTGATCTCTTGCATTGTTGGTTGAGTGGTTGTGTAGTTAGACCATTTGACTCTTGGAGTTTTAGACCAACGCTTTATTAATACATCCTCTTCTTCGTTGGGATGCTTTGCTTTAAAATAATCTGGAATAGTATCTGTCCTAGAACCACAAGGTATAAGATGAAAGTTGTTTTCATAATATGAGGTCAACATATTTCTGCGTTCTTTGTCGATTATGTCGTCCCCAACGAGACCAAAGTTTAGATCTAAGGCCATCTTAAGACTCTACTTTGCCATAAATGTTTTCCCAATCAAGAGCATATCCAGTAAGCTTAATAAGTTTTTTCGCTTGATTAACTGAGGGCTGTCTAGCTCCATATCTCCAAGACCTTATGGTGTCAATGGAGACACCCAGCTCTTTTGCCAGAGACTCTTCGCCTCGTTTTTGTATGTAGTCTTTTAATTCCATGTCTCTCCTTTTTAGATGACACACTTTATTTTTTAACTTAAGGAGGAAGCCTATCTGCTAGGGAGTAGATAAGAACCATTAAAGTGTGTCATATGAGATGATAATTCAACTCGTACAAAATGTACAGATATTTCTTGACAAAGTTTTATTTATCCTTAATATAGTAGATAGGTTTTTAGGAGAAACAACAAAATGCAAAAAGATATTAAAGAATTTTGCCTTGAAGCTTTGCTTAAGGCTAAGAAAAAAAATCTAACAATGCAAGCTGAATTAAAAGCAGCCAGCGCTGAGTTAGATAAAGAGATTGCATCTCGTCCTGAGATACAAGAACACATCAAAACACTTTCTAATACAGGGGGCTCTGCAAGAGTTCCAATGAGTAACTTAATCCCATTTGATCTTAGAGTTCAATACAAGATTACTAAGTCCTGGGATCAAGAATATTTATCTAAGTGTGTTGCTGATGGATACAAGATACCTTTTAAGGTTCAGTATGCTGAAGACACCAAAGCTGTAAAAGTTTGCAAAGAGGATGACCCTAATCTTTGGGAATATGTTGAACAGGGTTTACAGACCAAGATTAATGAAAGGCCTTATGTGCAATTCATTGATCCCTTAAAAGGAGAAAAATAATGAGTAGGATAGGAGATTTTTTGATTGACGTTCAGTCGGATTCAGAATTTGTTATTAGTGGGTGCAGTAGCTTCGAGCAGTTCTGCAGCAAGATGAAAAAGATTAACAGCATGTATTTGCCAAGTGCATTGACAGATATATGGGAAGAACATGTAGCTTCGCAAGAACCATACAATGTTAACGAATGCGACAGGAGACCAAGGTGAGTTTATTGAAAACTATAGAATCTGGAATCAAAGTGCCAGCACTTAAGATAAACATATCAGGAACCGATGGCATAGGTAAGTCTACCTTTGGTTCACAAGCACCCAAGCCAATTTTTATTAAGACTGAAGATGGAACAAACTTTATTGATGTTCCCTCTTTTCCTCTATGTAAAAGCTATGACGATATAGTCAGACAGGTGCAAACATTGATTGAAGAGGATCACGATTATAGAACCCTGGTATTTGATACCACTGACTGGGCTGAGAAACTTGTGCAACAAAAGGTTTGCCAAAATCATTCAGTCAAAGGCATTGAAGCTTTGGGTTTCGGAAAAGGTTATACAGAGTCTGCTGAACTTTATCGCAGACTTCTACACATGTTTGATGAACTACAAAAGAAAAAGATGCATGTCATCTTACTTTCTCATGTGGCCATTAGAACTTTCAATGATCCAGAGCGTGAGCCCTATGATCGTTGGGAAATGAGTTTACACAAGAAGGTATCTTCAATGATACGCGAATGGGTAGACTTCAACTTGTTTGCAAACTATGAGGTATCAACTCGTACTAGCGGACAAGGGTTTAAGGAAACAACTAGAGGCGTGTCATATGGCAAGCGAAAGTTGTTTCACAAATACGCTGCAGCCTTTGATGCAAAATCCAGAGTTGACTTGGGCAATCTCCCATTAGACTTAGAATGGAGTGCATTTATGACTGCGTTTAAAGAATCTTTAAAATCTAAATAGGAGAAAAACAATGTCTGATTTTGAAATTAATCTAACTGATCATGAAGAGCTAGACCCTAGCTCGATTGGTCCCATGCCAGCCGGCGATTACGAATTGGTTGCTAAAACTTGGGAGGCAAAGACTGCTAAATCATCTGGTCACAAGATGATTAGTCTTACCTTTGAGGTGATTGGCCCTAAGTTTGCTGGCAGAAAGGTTTGGGAAAACATAATGCTTGAAGGCAATGGCCTCAATGTATCCAAGGGCAAACTTCGTAACTGGAGAAAAGCTATGGGTATGGATCCAGATGTCGATAACTTCAACCTTGAAGCTTTAGAAAGCATGATGAACGTTCCATTTAACGCCACGCTTAAAGTGGAGGAGGGGAGAGACAAAGGAGATGGAACCAAGTGGGAGGACAAAAATGTAATTAATAAGTTCGCTGCAGGGACTTCTAGTTCATCAGCGTCTTCCCCTGCACCTGCCCCAGATAAAAAAGATGATTCATCAGATGATGATGGGTTTGACTGGGACAAGTAAATGGATTTCATCAAGGAATTGCATAACCAGGTCGATATACTTAAGAGAGATGGCGATTCTGTAGATGAAACAACCGAGCGAGTATCCAAAGCTTTGCTTGACCTGGGCTATGCCTTGGCTACTCCTCGCCTTATTAGAGATAACGTTAAATATTATCTCAGAGAAAACGATTGGGATAATTATAACCCAATTGACTATATTACCTAGCAATGCCGGTTATTCATGTCCGGTTTATTAGCAACTTTGAGACCAGTTGTTTGCTGCAAGTGTCTCACTAACAGACAAAAGGTATTCGGTTATGACCTTTCATAATGTCTTTGAAGTGTAGGCATTGTCGAAAACACTTCACCTTTTTTTGGAGAAAAAGATATGACAATAGATGTAAGAGAGGCCAAAGATTTGGTCACAAGGGTGGAGTCTTTATTAGACTCTTTAGATAAAACATTCGATAGTTTGCCATCTGAAATAGATCAAAAAGTAAAAGATGCTAAACTAACTTTATTAAATTTAAATATAAATAATGAAAAAAGAAATAAATTCAGCAGATTCTTTAGATAAAAAAACATGCGATACAGTCATGCAAGACCTTTCTATTTGCATTGATGATTGGGATCGACAAAACCTAGACACTACAACAGCAGTATTAACTGTATTAAAGTTCACCATAGATATGGCCTTTAAGTTTACAGATAATACCTATGATGCTATGGAATTAATATCAACTGTGATCAATGAAAGGTTTGATATTCATTCAATAGAAGATCTAGAAATGATCTTCAGATTACACGAGAGCGCTGAAAAAAAAGTTATCCATTGAAACTTCGATATTATCAGAGAGATGCAATAAACTCTTTGCATCATTGGTTTGCAACAAAACCAACTAACGAACATGCGTTAATCGCTCTTCCCACAGCAGCTGGTAAGACTATTATATTTTCTCACTTTATCAAAGAAGTGTTAGCTAAAGAACCTGACGCTAGGTTTATTGTTATGGCCCATAGAAAAGAATTGGTTGCCCAGGCTGAAAGCAAGCTTAAGACTGTATGGCCCGATGCTCCAGTGGGTGTATTGGCTGCAGGTATGAAACGCTTCCAGCACAATGCACAGATCCTAGTTGCCAGCAGAGATACCCTTGCATCCCCCAAGAGACTTGCCAAGGTTGGTAAGTTTGATTACATGATCATTGATGAAGCACACAATGTTCCTCCCACCTCACACACCAGATACCAAAAGATTATTAGCGAGCTGTCTGCTCGTGGCGATATGAAAGTTATGGGTTGTACTGCAACGCCTTATCGCATGGGCCAAGGCTACATCTATGGCAAACGCAAGGATCATTTGTTTAAAGGTTTAGCTTACAGCGTATCAATACCAGAGCTTATTAAAGAAGGTTATTTATGTAGACTGTCAGCTTACGCTGTAAATGATAAGGCCATCATTGATGCTGGCTCAGTTAGTTTGAAGTTTAAGAATGGAGACTTTAGAGAAAAAGAATTAGAACAAGTGGCTATGGTTGATGAAACCATTGTAGAAGTTGTCAGCGATTGGATCGACAATGCTTATACCAAAGGTAGGACAGCCACTGTATTCTTTTGTGTATCAGTTTTGCATGCTCAAAAGATGACCCAGTATTTAATTCAATATGGAATCAAGGCTGCAGTGGTTACTGGTGAAACGCCCAACCTAGAGAGAGACAAGATACTTGCCGACTTTGAGTCTGGTAAGATCCACGCCCTATGTAATGTAGGCGTTCTAACTGAAGGCTGGGACGCTCCAAGAACGGATTGTATAGCACTGCTTAGACCAACGCAAAGCATTGGTTTGTATGTGCAAATGTGTGGCAGGGGCATGCGAATTCATGATGATAAGAGCAATTGTTTGTTATTAGATTATGGAGAGAACGTTGCGCGCCATGGTTGTTTAGACGAAGTAACTCCAGAAGAGAATGTACCAGGTAGATACCATCCCAAGATTTGTTCTGCTTGTAATGCCATTAACTCTCCCTCTGCTAAAGAATGCATTGAGTGTGGTCAAGTCTTTGAGTCTAAGCAAACTAAATCATTGTGGACTAGAAAAGAGCGAGAGGTTGCTAAAAGAACCAAAGCAGAAAAACAAGCTGTCTTATCTGACGAAAGAGCCAAAGCTAAACCAGTTGCTAAACCTATTACAGATATCTATGCAACTGTTACTAAATCTAAAAATGGCAGTGAGTATTGTCAAGTTATCTTTACAGTCAAAGATGAGTTTTTTCCTAGGAAGATGCCATTAATGTTTGGCCACCCCACCGCTCATAACATGGCAGTGCGTAAATGGAACAAGATTACAACTAAGTGGGGCTCACCAAAGCAATCTTGGATGGCTGCAGAACTGATAAACAATGGAGCATTTGATACAATATCTGAGATTGTTTTACAAAAGCAAGGGAAGTATGAGAACGTTGTTGGCATTAAAACCAAACAAAACGAGGAGATAGTTCTATGACCAAGATACATGAGTTATTGGATGAAGTTGAGTTACAAGAAAAACAACATCGAAGATTCTATCTAGGGATCAGTGGCATTGGTAATTCTAACCAGCGCTTGGTCTGGATGCGCTATCGCTGGCTGATGCCAAATGATTGGGAGCCAAGAGTGTTGCGTTTGTTAGACCTTGGCAACGTAGTAGAGGATGACTTGATCAAGAAGTTGAGAAAGATCCCTGGGGCTTCCATATATGACGTTGACACCAACGGGAAACAATTTGAGACTGAAGCATTGGGTGGACATGTCAAGGGCCACATTGATGGCGTAGGTCGTAACTTTCCAGGCATGGATAAAAAGAACCCATACCTTTTAGAATTTAAAACAGCCAACGATAATCGATTTAAAAACTTACAAAAGCTAGGTAGTTATTGTGAATGGTCAGATGAATATGCTGCTCAATTACATTTATACATGGGCCTGTTTAACTTTAAGCATGCTATAGCTATTGTTTATAATAAAAATAACTCAGACTTATATACCGAAGTAGTTGAGTATGATAAAATCCTGTTCGATTCTTTGATGGATAAAGCTAAAGACATTCTTACGAGAGAAGATCCACCAGAAAATTATATACCAGAAACTGATTATCGTATTCGTAGCTTCATGACTCCGAAGCAACAGGCTTGTTATTTGGGCAGAGCTTTGCCTAAAGACATACATTGTCGCTCATGTCGGTTTGCAAAGATTGATATAGAGAAAGGAGATGCTCATTGGCATTGTGTCCAGCACGATAAAAAAATCAGCAATGATCGACAGCTTAAAGGCTGTAGTAGACACAACTATATTCCAGAGTTAATACCTGCGGTAATGGTTGAGAAAGACAAAGACGTGGTGGTGTATGAGAAAGATGGGTTTAGATTTGTTAATGTTCCAAAGGCCAAGAGTTCAACAGACACTAACTTTTATTCTAGCAAAGAATTAATTCAAGTAGTAAACGCTGGGTTTCCTACAGAACTGTTAGAAAAGTCTGACAACATTAAGAGATTATTAAATGGCACATTACTTCAAATCAAACCATGGGTTGAAACCGGAGTACCCTTCTAACTTTTTGGTTTTTTTATTACGAGTATTTCTGTGTCTGGGTACAGTGCCTCTACTAATTTCTTCTTCAATCTAAACATAGGAGTTTCAATCCCCTTAGTGTCTTCTACTATCATAGCCCCTTCGCTGTTCTTGTATCTAAAGTCAGCTTTGTAAAGACAAACTTTTTTATCGTTGACCACACATGGGAAGGGTGGGTGTATCTCTATGTCAGAGATAAGGCCCATAGATTCTAATTCTTTTAAATGATTGTACCTAGCGCCTTCTAACTTGCTGTCAAAAGTAATCCCATCGATCTTAACTTTCTTTGCGTTGTATTTGTTGAACAAGTTATGGCGTTCCTAGTAGTTTTTTTCTTTCTTCTTCTCTTAAAACTTCTGCAGCATCAAATCTATTAACAGGGCTATTAAATTTACCTTGAAGTGGTTGGTACTGCATTTCTCTTTCTGCAATATTTATACTTGTAATTGGAACATCAAGTGGCGCTCTTTCTCTTGATCCCTCTCTAGCTTCTTTTGCTAGATCCATGTTTAGTTCTAATGGCTCAAAAAAGTTTCTCATTATAAGTTCTGGAGAAGAAATTTTTGCTGTTACTAAAGCATCTAATATATCTCTTTCGCTGACTCCTAATATTCTAGCGTCTTGAATAGATCTGTATAAATCTCTTACAGATTTAAATCTTTCAGCATTGGTTTCTATGTAACCCCTCATAAATTGTTCTGCTTCAACAGGAGTTTTTGATTTTAGTAAATCATTAAAGTTTGCAGTAATCGCTACCATTTCAGATCTAGCTTCATATGCTTTAAAACCTATGGTCTTTTTCATTTGAGGTTTAACTTGCTTCAACCCAGTAAAAGCTTGAACCATTGTTTCCTCAACATCAATTAGCCCACCCTTTGATGATATCAAATCTTGTTCTTGTGGGTTTCCGCCTAAAATATTTTGAACAATTTTTGTAGAATCTTTTGCGTCTAAAGCAATGTTTAATGGGTTTTTTGTTCCAATTTCATAGTGAACTCCATAAGGGCTAGCAGTAGGCAAAGCAGTATCAATTACATGAATAAATCCTTTTGAAACTTTAGTTCCTGGCGTATCATCTGGGTCAAATATTTCTCTTCCAGTTGATGTTCTTCCAGTAAACCCTTCCAAGACAGCGTTGGTAGCAATAGATGGTTCAATAAACATTAAAGCAAATTCTTTTAAAAACTCTCCAGTTGCATTCATAACTTTAGTTCTTGTTTGCTCTTCATTGTCTGTTCCTTCTGCCCAAGAAAGTAAGGCTGCTTCTGGTATTCTGTTTAATAGATCGTATGGATTAAGGTAGCTGTAGTTTAAAAATCTATCAACTTTTCCGTTTTGATCAGAAGATATTGGAACTAGGGTTGCTGTTTTATCCCAGGGTGTTCCCTGCCTTCTAAATGCATCAATTTGTTCTTTGTCTACATCAGTTAAATTAGATCCTAATTCTGTTAATCCCTCTGGTACAACTTGTGTAACCATGTATGCGCCAGCCAATCTTCTTGCTCCTATTTTTTGTATTTCAGGGTTGTTGCTTGCTACTTCTTTAAGGCCTCTGTCTGTAATATTAACAATGTTTCTTATAACTTCAGAGGGAAAAGATACAAAGTTACCAAATGGAGATCTTCTAACAACATTTTTAATAAAACTAGGGACTCTGCCATAGTTTGGCACGGTGTTTTTTGCAATTTCAGCAGACTCTGCATTAATAAATCTTTTTAATTGTTCATCAGTTAAATTTGCTGTTTTTAAATTTATGTTGCCAGCGCCATCAATAAAATCAACAAACTCAGACATGTTTCTTCCAGCTGTAACTGGCAATGTAATATCTTTGTAATTTGCTTTAAGAGAATTATTTAAGGCTTTGGTAAGTTTTCCCTTTTCCATGAGATAGTTATGAACCCTTGCTGCATCATCAGTCATACCATAAACTTTTTCAGCAAATCTTATACCTGGTATTTTATTTGTAGAGCCAAGAACATTTAAACCAAAAGCATTTTTTGATAGGTCTTTTATTTCAGCTAAACCAGTAGCTCCTTTACCTCTTAAAATAATTCCAAGTTCTGTCATTTCATTAATGCCTTCTTTTAACAAAGTTTTAGTAGCAGGATCAAACAAACCTGCAAAAGAATATTGAACAGCGTCTGTTATTCTTCCAGTTGTTCCTAAATTACCATTAGCCGCTGAAAACATTGGAGTGTTGGTAATGTTTCTTAGCTGTGTCCCTGGAGAGATAACAGTCTTACCATATTGTATTGCTGCTTTAGAAGCCAAAAATCCACCACCTATAACTTTTCCAAAAGCGCCCCAAGTTAAACCACTTTCAAATAGTTTGCCAATTGAATCTGCTACATTAATAACATCGGTGGATGCTCCAGTAATTGCATCAACGACATCTCTTCTTGCGTAATAACCTTTTAATGGTCCGGTTCCTTCTCCAAACTGTTTAATTTGAATAGCCTTTCCATTGTCAGCTTGAATAACTTTAGCAAATCCTGTTGCAGCATCATTTTGTACGCCGCCTATATACTGCATGTTTGTTTGTGCTTTTTTAAATGCAGAGTCACTTGCAAACGCAGATCTTAATTTTCCAAAATTTGGATTTAATTTACCGCCACCAAAAGAAGGATTTAGCAAAAACTTAGTAACTCCCTCTTTGTTGTTTTCTTTTAAAATTTGATTGTAAGCTTTGTGTCGTCCAACAATTGTTGCAAGTTTTTTAACTGTTAAATAATTTTGTACTTTGGTAGCTTTTAATATGTTTCCAGAACCAGCTTCTAGGTAGCCAGTTATTTCTCCAAGCGCTTGTCTAACTTCAGGAAGTTTGTTTAAAGTTTTTCCTTTTAATAAACCTTGGTTAATGTTGTTTAAATATATTTCTGGATTAATTAATCCATCAAAATCATCCATGTTTTTTGATGCTTGAGCAAGTGTGTAAAAAGCATCATAAGCCTCTTGTCGACTAGCTACAGTTCTCATAATTGCTTGAATTGCTTTTTCTTCAAGTTTTGGATCTATGCCAAACCCTGCATCAACAAATTTTTTATATGATCTAGAACCATACAGTCCCATGTTCTCTTGCATGGCAAACGCAGCATTTTCTGGTAATAACAGTGTAGAAAAACCAGACTCATTGGTTTTAGAAAGTTGTTGTAGTTCTTCTGTTAAACCATCTATTAAACTTCTTGAGTCTTTTAAAATTTCTGGAAGCCTCAAACCATCAAATACCTTTCCAGTTTGTGGGTCTATAAAATTATAAGATTTATAATCAAGATTTTTTTCAAAGTTTAATAAATTTTTTTGAGCTTTATTTTGTATTGTTTTTGCCATTTTTCTTTGTTCAGCGGCAGTGGCGTTTGGAAATTCAAATTCAACTTTTGTTAAGGGAAATAAAAATTCATTAATTGATCTAGCTATAACTTCTTCTTCTTTAGTTCCAAATTTTCCTCTTTTAACCCCATCTAGAAAAAATTGATTTATTTGTTCAAAAGCCATATCTACTTGATCAAGCAAACCTTGTGTTCTTTCTTTTACTGCTTCCCCTGCT